GCCGATCAAGGCGACCGCCCGCCTGACGCAGTACGGCGTGCGCTTCGACCGGCCCGAGGCGGCGTCCGTTACTGTGCCGTACGGGAACGTGCTCAGCATGGAGCACGACGGCTGACGTGTTGTCGACGGATCTGCGCGCGGCGATCCAGCGACTCCTACGCGACCGCGCCGCCGCGGCCGAGTTCGGGGCGGTCGCCGACGCGCTGACCGCCGAGCACTTCGACAAGCAGGCCGCCTACGATCGGGACGCCGCGCGCCTCAAGGCGGCGTTGTGTGGTCGCCGCGCTGGCAAGAGCCGCGGCAAGAACAAGGGCTTCCTGCGGCGGGCCATGAAGACCCGCGGCGGGCGGTTCCTCGTCATCAACGAGACGCGCTCCGAGGTGCGGCGCATCAACTGGATCGGCGTCCAGGGCGACGGGCTGGCGTCGGTCGTCGAGCGCGAGCGGCTGCCGGCCGAGCTGAACGCCTCGGAGATGACCGTCACGTTCCCCGAGGTCGACAGCATCATCGCGTGCGTCGGCGTCGACGACGAGGCGAGCATCCGCAAGGCGCTCGGTGGCGCCTACAACGGAGTCTGGTGGGACGAGGCGCAGAAGATCCCGCCGCGGTTTGAGCAGACGATCCGCGAAGTGTTCATGCCGACTCTCTTGGACTTCGGCGGCACGTTCGAGCTGACCGGCTCGCCGTCGCGGCAGATGGCCGGGCTGTTCTACGACGTGACCCGCGGCGACACGCGGGCGGCGAAGGGTTGGAGCGTTCACCGCTGGAACCTGCTGGACAATCCGCACTTCGGCGCGGCGGTCCACGTCGAGGGTGCCTGGTGGGCACGCAGCAAGCGCGGCGAGCTCGAGTTCGGCCCGTACCTGACGCGCGACGAGGCGCAGGCCAAGGCAAGCGAGTTGCGGTGGCGCGACGGGATCCTCGACTTGCAGAACCTCTACGGCGGGCCGGACGTCGCGGCGCTCGACTCGCCGATCATGCTGCGCGAGGGCTTCGGGCAGTGGACGCACGAGGACGCGGCTTACGTCTACGCGTTCCACCGGGGCAAGCAGGACCGGATGTTTTACGCGAGGCAGCGCAACCGCCTCGACGGCTTCCCCGACGTGCTGCGCTGCCTCTACGACCTGCCGGGACACGGCATGTACGCGTGGCGCAACTACACGCTCGCACTCGGAGTCGACCTTGGCTACTACCCCGACCCGTTCGCCTTCACTCTGTGGGCGTGGCGGCACGACAGCGACCACATCTACGAGGTCTGCTCGTGGCGGCAGACGCACCTCGACACCGACGCGCAGGCCAAGGTGCTCCGCGGCATCATGGCGATCTGCACGCCGGCGATCTGCGTTGCCGACGCGGCGGGCGGTGGCCGGCCGGTCGTTGCCGGGTGGTCGCGCGAGTGGATCGACCGCTACGGGATCCACTTCGAGGAGGCGACCAAGGCGCACAAGTACGCGCCGGGCGGCCCGATCGACAACTTCAACGCCGACCTCCTATCGATGGTGCTCGACGAGGACGGCACCGAGCGGCCCCGGATGCAGCTGCGCGAGGGTTCGCCGCTCGCGGAGGAGCTGGGGCAGATCCAATACGCTCGGCTCGTGTCGGCGACCGGCGTCCGCGTCGAGGATCCGAGTATCCCGAACGACACCGCCGACGCCGCGCTCTACGCGCACCGCAAGGCGTGGCACTTCCGGTGGCGCGAGAAGCCGCCGAAGCCCGCGTACGGCAGTCCCGAACAAGTCGCCGCCGAGGAAGCGGCCATGGAGCAAGCCAATGTCAGCCCCAGCGAAGACGACGACCTCGAGACGTACGCGCCCGCGGCCTACTGATGCGGACCAGGCGCGCGACCTGATCCGGTGGTGCCGCGGCAACGCGATCCACGTCCAGCGGGTGCGGGTCGGCGATGTCGAGCTCGACGGCTTGGCCGACCTGTCGCGCATCTCCGCGCCTGCCGCCGCCGAGGTCGTCAACGGTGGTTCCGGGGCGGCCGACCTCAAGGCGCAGTTCGCCGGCGAGGCGCTGGAGCGGCTGCGTCGCGACGAGCAGCGCCAAGAGGGCGGCACGGTCGTGATCGACGCGGACGACGATTGACGATTTCGTTTGACGCGGTGGGGTGCCCTATGTATGGGCGCGATAGCGCATGATCCCGGCCCCGGATCTCACGTCGTGGTGGCGGCAGACGCAGCCCGCCGAGCTGGCGCGCGCGATCTGGCGCAAGGTCGACGCGATCCGGTCCCGCCGCCGCGCGCAGAACCTCGACGACCTGATCTACGAGGCGATCTACAAGGGCCGCCCGTTGTCGTCGGCGCGGATCCTCGGCCCGTCGGTGCGCGACCAGCGAACGGCGCCGTTCACGACGCTCAACGTGGTGCAGGCCAAGGTCGACGCGCTGACGGCCCGCATGAGCAAGCACCGCCCGTTCCCGGTCATCTCATGCGACGACGCGGGGTGGTCGGAAAAGCGGTTCGCGCGCCGCGTCTCGTCGGTGCTGCGCGCCAAGATGGGGCGCCAAGACATCGAGCGCGACCGGTTGCTGCGCACCCGGGACGCGATCGTCCGCGGCACGGGCGTCGCCAAGGTCACCCGCACGGCCGTGTGCGGCAAGTACGACGTCACCGTCGAGCGGGTGCCGCGTTCCGAGGTGATCGTCGGGACCCGTGACGCCCTCTACGGCGCGCCCCGCAGCGTCTACCACCTCCGCAGCTACCCGCTCGAGGTGCTGACCGCGCGCTACCCGAAGCAGGCCGACAAGCTCAAGGCGATCGCGACCGCCGCGACCTACGACAGCGACGAGTGGTACGAATGGGGCGACGATTGGGCCGACGACTCGCTCGTCGTGCGGCTGTGCGAGGCGTACCACCTGCCGAGCCTCGACGATGACGGAGAACTGGCCGACGATGGTCGCCGATCGCTCGTCGCGAAGGATCTCGTGCTCGAGGACGACGAGTGGTGCCGACGTCGGCACCCGTTCGCGTTGCTCCACTACTCACCGCCGATGCGCGGGTGGTTCGGCGACGGCCTCGTGTCGATGCTCGCCGCCCCGCAGGCGAAGATCAACGACATCGCCCGGGACATCCAGGAGGCGCTGTATTGGGGCGGCGGGCTCAAGGTCTTCATGCCGAAGGGCGCGATGACCAAGGAACAGCTTTCCAAGCGGCACCCGATCGTCGTCGAGCACAACGGCACCGCGCCGACCTACGTCGCGCCCAATCCGGTCAGCCAGCAGGCGTTTCAGATCCTTGAGTTCCTGATGAACTGGTGCGACGACGTGTCGGGACTGTCGCGCGACTTCCAGTCCGGTAAGACGCAGCTCGGCGCCGGCGCGTCCGGTGCGGCGATCGACGCCCTTGATGACATCACGTCGGACCGCCTCGCCGGGTTCCAACTGTTCGACTCGCTGTCACAGGTCGACATCGGCCAGCTGATCGTCGACGAGGCACGCGCCATCGCCAAGGAGTGCCCCAAGGCCGAGCAGGCTCCGTGGATCCGCGAGCACAAGTGGGACGGCCTCAAGATCGACGAGGGGCTACATCACCTGCGCCTCGAGCCGCAAAACTTCCTGCCCGGCACCCGCGCTGGACGTCTCGCTGGCGCAACGGAGCTGTTCAAAGCCGGGTTGCTCGACGGCGACAACATGATCGAGCTGTTCGAGGAGCCCGACTTGCAGCGCGGCAACCGCAAGCGCCTCGGGCCGCGCCGCGCCGTCGAGATGGTGATGGAGGGGCTGTGTGATCCGGGCGTCGATCTCTACCAGCTGATCCCGGACGCGATGTTCCCGCTCAAGCTCGGCATCGACACCGCCAAGGCCGAGTACGAAGACGCATGGGCCGGCGGCGCTGACTCTGCCGTGCTGTCGCGCTTCCGCGAATGGATCCGACTCTCGCAAGCCAAGCTCGATGAGGCCGCTGCGGCGGTGCAGCCAGCGGGACCCGGCATGGCCCCGCCCGGCGCGCCGCCTCCCGCTGCGCCACCCGGCATGCCGCCGGGCGCGTCACCGGCCGCCCCGCCCGCCATGCCGATGGGTGCCTAACCGCATGTCTGACGCCGCTGCTACCACCGCTCCTGAATCGCCGCCGGCCGATGCGCCGGTGGACGTCGCCGCCGATCCGGGCGAGACGGTCGTTACCGAAGCGCCCAAGGCCGCCCGCTCGGGCAAGTTCGCGCCCGAGGTGATGGCCAAGCTCGCCGAGCTGCGCAGAAACCCGCAGATCGCCGACGACGTGTGGGTGCCAGGCGAGGACGCGCCGCCCGCGAAGCCCGCGCCCAAGGCCGTTGTGCCCGCACCCGCGCCAGTCGCCAAGGAGGCGACGCCGCCCGCTACCAGCCCGCCGCCAGCGCCCGAGCCGTCCGTTGACGTGTCGGCCGTGATCGCCGAACGCGATGCCCTCAAGGCCCGCGAACAGGCACTCGCCGAGCGCGAGGCCAAGATCGCCGAGCACGAGGCGCGCTACGGCGAGGTCGGCGCCAAGATCGCCGCGGACCCGTTCGGCTCGCTGCGTGAGCTCGCCCGCGCGAACCTCGGCGCCGGTGCCACAGACGCCGAGATCGAGGCCGAGGTGTCCGACCTCATCACCGAGGCGTCGCTCAAGCTCGCTGGCGCGACGCTGGACGCCAAGGACGAGAAGGCCGCCCTACGCCAACTGCAACGCGAGATGCGCCTCGCCAAGGCCGAGCAGCGCCGCGAGAAGATGACCGCCGCCGCGCAGGCCAAAGCCGCCCAAGAGGCGCAGGCCAAGGCGCGTGCCGAGGCCGAGGAAGCAGCCAACGTCCAGCGCGCCCACGCCACGATCAGCAACGAGTGGTCCACGATCAAGGACGGCCACGCATGGCTTGCCGCCGAGGACGACCCGGCCGGCCTGATCTGGAGCGTGATCAGCCGCGACTACATGGCCAATTTCGCCACGACCGGCAAGATCATGACCATCGCGGAGGCAGCGAAGAAGCTCGATACCGAGCTGGCCGAGCTGCACCGCGCCAAGTTCTCGAAACTGTCTCACCTGCTCCAGCCCGCCGCGGCTGCGACACAGGCGACGACGACCGCCACCGGGCATCAGGGGGACCAACCGCGCAGGTCTCGCCCGCTGACGAACGTCGACGCCTCGGAAGATGCGACGCCACC